GTCGCAGTTTGAGTGGGGCTCGTGGTACAAACACATTCCCATCATCGAAGTAGATCTGTACAATGATGTGTACGGCGAGCACGGAGGACTCTATAGCCGAGAGGCTTACGTGCGGTTTTTCAGGGACCGCGGACTAAACCCTGAAGTGGATGTGCGTAGGACAGTTGGCTACTTTCTCACAGGACTTGATGCCACCACCATCGAAGCGCTTTTAATGCGCGGCGGTATTGAACCAAACCCAGGGCCTGAAGGCGCAGCCACTGATGATGGAGACGACAAACACCCAGTTATGCGAGCTTTAGATCTGCTCTTTGCACACTGGGAGCAAGGAAATTCCAGTAGTAGCCTTGGAGCTTTTGACGCTGGCGTAGCAAGCACAGTACGCAACGTGGTTGGATCGTTCATTGGTACAACAGATCTCAATTCTGTCATTTCCAATATTCAGGGCTTGGTTCTGCGCCTGCAGAATGTGGCTGATCTTACAGCTGGTGCCATCATGCTGGTCTGTGCAATCTATGTCATCAAGTCACTACCTTGGTCAGTTAGCTTTGGGGCACTCGTTGGCGTAATTCTCTATCCTTTTGTAGGGACCAAGTCTCTACTGGCAATACCATTATGCTATATAGGAGAGAAAGTGTGGGACATCGTCCAGTGGGTGCGCCGACGACGTGGCGTCCCGGCTGAGTCTGAGAAAGCTGATCCAGAAGAACGGCTCGTTCAGATTGAGGAAGGCGTCACTATCATCAAGGAAGAAGGATTCGGTAAAGATGAGATGGCTGTCGTGACCTCTGTGGTGTCTTTGGCTGCTGCAGTAGGTCTTCCAATGACCGGAGTAGCTGAAGACAGAGAACTTTTCGCCAGTGTGTGGAAGTCAGTTGCACTGGCGCGAGCCGGCATCACAAGCTCTGGCCATCTGAGTAGCTTTTTGGAAGGTGTCACAGCCTTAGTGGTGAGGTTTAAGAACTACTTTACCTATGGGAGCTTCGCTGCTACTGAAATTGCGGCGTGGTACGACTCTGTCAAAGTTACGCTACACAGGTGCATTGCGCTGCACACAGAAATTGCTTCTAATTGGACTTATGAGAACTTTAATGCCACAAACTACCATTCGTGGCAAGTATTATGAGTTTAAAACACTCATGGAGATGATTAGTCCAAAACTTGGAACATCTGAAGTGTCAGCCAAGGTGCCAATGTATCGTACCATGATGACGGACTTGTCTAAGTGGTCTGCCGACATCGCAGCAAAGAGGAGCGGAGCCAAGGACAGGCGTGAGCCGGTCGTGCTGTACCTGTATGGGCCAGCTGGATCCGGGAAGACGACTCTGGCAGCTGCTATCGCGGGGCAGTTGGTTTCCATCATGGGCTACCCCGTAGGAAGTGTCTACTCAAGGTGCCATAATGAGCACTGGGACGGTTACACAGGGCAGAAGATCATTCTAATTGATGACCTGTTCGCTGAGTCTACGGAAACGCGGCATGTTGACTTCTGGGTGCTTGCTTCATCAACACCTTTCACACCCGCTAGGGCTAGCCTTGAGGAGAAGGGTGGGGCAGCGTGTCCTGACTTTGTAATAGTCACCTCAAACACGCGCAACCCCATCCCTCCAAACGCTACGTGCTCGGCAGCTTTCTCACGCCGCCTAGAGGTGCATGTCGGAGTGACTCCCTCTGCAGCCTACGCAAAAGGCAAGGTACTTGAC